ATGCACAAGATAACTATCGAATCAAAACACCTGGCGACAAGCACTGAGCAGGCAGGATGCGGAAATCAGCGCGCCGTCATTTATTTTGACCGTAATTCGAGTGTGGAAACAATGGACGTTGAAACGCTTATCTTGCTGCTTAATCCGGAGAAGGAAATTCTGGAAAAGATACTCAGGGAACGATACGGGGAGGCAGCATGAACGCATACGCAGCACAGGATGCTCAGGAAGAGCGGCGGCTGGAGCATGCGGCATGGCAGGATGCCGTAAACGATGCTCTGTGCATGGATGCTGACGAGTTCATGGATGGACTCCCTGAGCATATCTTATCGCCGGAGATGGAAAAGATAATGGATCCTATCTTCATCAAAAACGGCAAATCACTGGATGCATTAATCGAAGGGATTCGGAATGCGTACCTCATCTGGAGAAGTGAGCAATGAGTACCGCAATACAAAAAGTGTACGAAACAATAAACCCGCTCAAAACGGAATTTGAGCAGGTTTGCAGTGAACCGAGCATAGCATTCAAAAGGGAATCTGAGTTCGCTATGCAAATATTTGCCAATAACGACTACCTGGCAACCACAGCAATAAATAATCTGGTGTCAGTTCGTAGTGCAATAATGAATATTGCCGCTATCGGCATCAGCCTGAATCCGGCACAAAAACTGGCTTATCTTGTTCCGAGAGACAGAAAGGTTTGTCTCGATATCAGCTACATGGGACTGATGCACATTGCGCAGCAATCAGGCGCAATAAAGTGGTGCCAGTCCAGCATTGTCCGCAAAAACGATAACTTCCAGCTCACATCCATCGATACCGCCCCACGGCATGAATACAACGCTTTCGCACCGGCAGAAGAGCGCGGCGATATTGTCGGGGCGTATGTCGTAGTGAAAACAGATGATGGCGATTACCTGACGCACACAATGCCGATTGCTGATATCTACGCAATCCGTGACCGCTCATCAGCCTGGAAGGCGTGGAAATCAAAACAAAAATCCTGTCCGTGGGTAACTGATGAAGAACAGATGATCCTGAAAACAGTCGTAAAGCAGGCCGCTAAATACTGGCCTCGCCGTGAGCGACTTGATCAGGCCATCGATTATGTGAACACAGAATCCGGCGAAGGTATCGATTTTAAAGGCGAGCAATCACAGGAGCGTGACGTTACACCTGCAGGAGAAAACCAGCTGCAGGATATCGCTGATCTGATGATTAAAGTTGATGGTGAATGGAGCGATACATTCCTCGCGTTCATCAGCAAAAAATTCAACCGCCCTATCTCCCACCCGGAACAGCTCACTGTATTTGAGGCTAACACCATCATCGATATGCTCAGGAAAAAGGCAGGCGAATAATGATCAGTAACGACATCATTCTCAGCAAAACCGGCATCGATTTATCAAACATATCGCAGGGAAGCGAAGAATGGATGTCGCTGCGGCTCGGGGTGATTACCGCCTCAGAGGTCTGGAAAGTGCTCACAAAACCACGCTCAGGGACGACATGGAGCGACACCAAAAAGACGTATTTCAATACGCTTATCGGTGAAGTATGCACCGGCGTAAGCAAGGATGTTAGCGCCAGAACGCTGGAATGGGGAAAAGATTACGAACTCGAAGCACGGATGACATTCGAGTTTTACAGCGGACTGGTGGTCACGGAAGACCCGATAATTTTCAGGGATGAATCACTGCGGACGGCCTGCTCTCCGGACGGCATTTGCAGTGACGGCGCTGGCCTTGAGCTTAAATGCCCCAAGACAACGGAAGTCTTTATTGATCTGGCTTTAAACGGAATTAAGGCCATGAAAAGGGAATACACCGCTCAGGTTCAGTATTCAATGTGGATCACCGGAAAGGATGTCTGGCATTTCGCAAACTACGACCCACGCATGCCAGGAGGAAAGGAAATTGTCCATATACCGGTAGAGCGCGACGAAAAAATGATGCAGGAATTCGACCAGCAGATACCGGAGTTTATTGAGGCAATGGATGCCGCATTAAGCACACTCGGCATTGAGTACGGTAATCAGTGGAAAGGATTTCAACTTTAATAACCCCACCGTTTCAGGATGAAGCGTAATGCAGGGATGCTGATAACAGAGGAATGAATATGAAAGACAGAATCAAGTTCAGCGACGAAATGTTAGCCGCTGTTATTGACGGCAGAAAGACGCAGACGCGACGAATAATGAATCCTCAGCCGGTATTAAACGGAAACTTCTATGAGGTCTTTAGCGCGGGTTGGAGCAAAGGTATCAAGCGCGTTACTGTCGCCCCGGGTCACAGTTTAGAGCGAAACTTTCCGTATGGCTTGGTTGATAAAAAAATCCCGTTCGCAGACAAAAGCGGCAATATCAAAGGTGAAATTGAGATTGTAGATGTCTGGTTGCAGCAGGTGCAGGAGATATCGCAGGAAGATGCACGGGCAGAAGGATTTGAATTTACCGGTTGGACTCCGACTTATAGCGACCCAGATAGCGGCGGTGAACAATTTACACCATACGATAATTTCGCTGAGGCGTGGATTGATATTTATGGTGCCGACGGCTGGAATAATAACCCATGGGTTTGGGTGATCAAATTTAAGCGGACTCAGTGGTGAATATGAAAAGTGAATACGTGATTCACGGTCAGGTAATGCAATTTGTCACACCAGAGCCAGACCCGAAAGATGTCTGTAACCTCTGTGGCGGTCATGTCGGTAAAGATAATTTAATTCAAGGACAGGCGGCAAATATCTGTTTTGGCTGCTCAGACTTAGCGAAGCAGTTAGCAGATGAAAAGCGGAAAGAAAGAGCAGATAAAGAATTGAATGAACTTGATGAAATTCTAAGAAATATGACTACCTGCTCAATGCCTGCTATTGCTCGTCAATTATACAAAATGGGATATAGAAAGATTCAGGAGGGGTGATGAAAGACGACCCGTTAAATTATTGCTTTTGCCTTGTTGTTTCGTTCCTCTTTGGTGGAGTTGTATTTTTATCCGTCGCAGCTGTCGGTAAATATTGGTTATAAATAAATCATGACAATCGGATTTGTATTACTACTGGTAATGCACGGCTCTGCTGTGCCTGTTACCGATGATATTTATACGCTCGAAGAATGTGAGAGCCGCGCAGTGCAGTTAAAGGCTGTGCGGAATGTTGACGTGATTTGCGGGGAGGTTATCCGTGGAGAGTAAACCGATTCAGGTGCCAAAGTGTTTATTAGAAGAATTAGCATCTGAATATCAATCAAAAATACTTTGGTTTATGCAGGCTTATAGCGGTTATTACGACATAGTCGGCACTCGCTGGAACCGTGATTATAACGATTATGTCGATAGTTTTAATGCCGCTGCTGAGTTATTGGGCTGGGATAAGATGGAGAAAATAGAATGAACAAATATCGTGACAAATCAGACTTTGAGATTAATAAGGCTGTGGCTGAGGAATTAATTCAATCCGGCTTCATTATTGGTATTGAATATTATGACAAACATATATTAGTTACTGATAAGTACGCCAACAATTACCCATTCGACCCCTGCAACAACCCGGCGGACGCAATGCCGATTGTTATTAGGAATAAAATAACGGTCGCGTATGACAAACTGCATGAAACCTGGTGCGCTCATGTAGGATCTGTAATGAGTGGTGATGGCGGGTGGGATTATTCTATTGAACCAGTAATAAACTATTGCGACGATAATTACTATCGCGCAGCTATGATTTGTTTCCTGATGATGAAGGATGCGGAGAATGAAACCAATACTTGATATGTGCTGCGGTAGCCGGATGTTCATGCATGACAAGCAAGACCAGCGAGTTATATTTATGGATATCAGAAGCGAAGAACATATTTTATGTGATGGCCGTATTTTAAAAATAACACCTGATGTTATCGCTGACTTTAAAAACCTTCCGTTTCCGGATGAAACATTTTACCAGGTGCTGTTTGATCCGCCCCACCTTGTCCGGGTTGGCAAAAACAGTTGGATGTTTAAAAAATACGGCGCACTGGATAAGCACTCATGGCGTTCTGACCTGGCTGCTGGTTTCAGCGAAGCATTCAGGGTGCTGCGGCCACACGGAGCGCTAATGTTTAAATGGAATGAAACACAGATACCTACCAGAGAAATACTGGCTCTCACCAACGAAAAGCCAACAGTAGTTCAGAGGGTCGGGAAAAATGACAAAACTCACTGGATGACATTTTATAAAGGTGCCGGGAAGTATTGAGTTATGACACCACAGGAAGCAGAGAACGGACGCAGACGAATAGCAAGGGAATGCCTGAAGGAATTAAAGCAGTACACATCAGACGAGCAACACACCGCAATACTCGATAAATACACACCGAAATTTAAACCACTTAATCACCTGCGCTTTCCGGCAAAGAGAGTGCTCGGGTATTACGTGCGTACGTTACAGAAGGAGATGAAGGAT